GATTCCATGCACTCTCTTTACCATATAATCTCAATAGACATATATGTTGTTGTTTATCATAATGTAATAGATGTAAAGCATATTCTTTATAGGTTACATATTGCATTGGTTTAGATCCACCTGCATTAGGCATAATGCATAGAGCTATCCCAATAGCTACTAGCACCCCGCGAGCTACGCCCCTAAGGGGCTCGCGGTGAGCCTTTGAGAGGCTCTGCTGTGTTAGCGTACTGGAGCTGTCAAGCAACAGCGTAAATCTTGGGCGTGTCTTCACTTATTTACCCCCTGTGGATAACTTCTGTGGATAACTATTTGTCGGTACTGTAAAAGCCCTTGCCCTTAAAGTGTGTAGGTGCAGCTGCTATAACCTTGACCATAGCCTCATTGCAATAGGTGCATGGGATCATTGGTCGATCGTGCCATCCGTGGGTAATCTCTTGACTAAGATTGCATTCGTTGCATCGGTAGTCATAGGCTGGCATGTTAAGCACCTCTGTATCATGTAAGACCCACAGCCTGTGCAGCGGTCAATGTCTGCCTCTGTGGGTTCGCTATTAAGATGACCGTATTTTAGTACGAGTAGTGGCAAGAGATCCTCTAGACGGATGATGGCGGCATATTCACGCGCATCTTCACCTTGTCCGTTGAGTCTAATCACTCCGAAGCCCAATTCCCCCGAAAGAGCTGTCCGAGCTTTTAATTGCTTAATGTATGCAAGAGGTTGAAATCCAGCGCGGGCTTTGACTTCAACATCGAACGGTACATTGACAATATCCTTGCCACTACCCCTTCCAACACATGCGCCTTGCCAGACAGTCGATAGGTACTGTGCGACAACACGCTCTGTGCGGAAACCTCTGTGCTTTCTTGCTTGACTAGCCATGCGCCATGTAGCCCATAGCAACGCCACCAATAAACAAGATTAGAACTAGAAAGATCAGCAGCTTCTCTTTGTCATCCATTGACTGCCTTGCACTTTCTGCATTGCCAAGTGCCGACAGTTACCTGATCATCTTTGATAACGATGTGAGCAATTATGTTCCATGCCTCTGTTGGCTCATTGCATAATTGGCAATTAACAGTTTGCTCCATTGGTATTTCTTCTAGGCGTGTCCATCCGCCCTGACCTTCTGCGTTCCATACTTCTACATAACCCATTACACTCTCGCCTTCTGTGGAGCCCATTTTCCATCTGATCCAAGTTGATACCATATTGGTGGACAGTCGGACTTAACTCCCCCTGCGTTCATTTGATTACATTGATAGCCACCCCATGCACGACCATTCTTCTCACCCTCACGCCATCGCATGTGTCCATGCTTGCATTGTGGTGCTTCCTGTGCTTCTGGTGTACCTAGAATGTCCTGCACTAGATCAAGTGCCTTCTCTAAGGTCTGTGGTGCATCTACTACGCCTCTGTATTGTCCGACAGGTGTAGTCCAGTAATCCTGATCATCTGGCTTAACATCTGCAACCGCTGGCTTAACTGGTTTAGCAGCTACTACCTTGCTCATTTCTTCTCGGCTTGGTCTCTTTCCTTTAGGCGCATAACCTGCATTTGCAAGTGCCCTGCCGATCGCTGAAGTCTCGCAATTCTCCAATGCTGAAGTCTGATTAACACCTCGGCTAGTAACTGTTTCCTCAGCGTACCCTGTTGCCCATGCAACGCTATCTTGAGCATCCTTAAATAGATACGCCTTAACAATGTATCGAGTTGCCTCGACCACTTCAAGCTCTGTTGCAATGCGAAATGCTGGATAATCCTTAATAAACTTTTCAAGTCTCACCTCGACTGGTTCGTAATCGGCTAAATTAAACATAGAGATCATTCTCCTCGGTTGCTAGTTGTCCTGCGAGTGCGCCATAAGAGCAGAGATCGACCCAGTTGTCGATGTGCTGGGCTGATTGATTAGTCCGTGCAAGTTTAACCAAGACCATGATCCCTGCGACTTGATAGTCATGTATTGGTGTTTGTAAGTATGCTGAGAGGAGCATCGCTGTGTGTTGCAGGTTATCTGAAGGGTGACCATACGATAGACCACGCTCGCGGATAGTGTCTGTGGCGGATAAGAGGATCTCATTTGCTCTCATTCCTGCCCCTTGTAACTGCGACCTCGATGATAGCCATCGCGTACGCCCTTTTCGTAACTGCGTTTCTGAAGATCTATGGTGACCATAATAAAGCCTATGATCATGCCAAAGATGCAGATCAGAAGCAGCTTGTCTGTGTTTGCCATTCTTAGCCCTATCTGTAGCAACGCCCTTGGTTGCTTACAGAGTTAGTGTGACATAAAACCCAGACAGATCAAGCACATTTGTGTAACGAAATGATAACGATTATCTTGCTCGTCCGTACGACTTTCCCGCCACAATGAATGTGCCGTCCTTCTCGATGTTGATAAGATCCACTTGAACCTTGTTCTTGTTCACATAGATAATGGCAAAGGCTTGCTGCCAATTGGCTACGCCTTTAGTGTAAGCAGCTTGCTTAAAGTCCATGAGATTACCTACCTCGACACCATGCAGGACACGCCCTATACGCCCTCCAGAAGCCTCTGAGAAGGCAGAACGCCCCGCTCTGTGAGTATGTCCTGAGATGACATTCTTTCCATGCCTACGAGCCGCTTCTAGGGCTGATAAGCCCCCCTGTGGCTTGATGGGTGTGTGATCTCCATGGACTGCAATCCAGTTAGGCGCAATCGGCATAGGATTCTTATGGAAGGTAATGCCAAGCTCATCGAACTTCATAAACTTCTCAAAGCGAAGCTCTGGCAGAGCCCCGAAGGCTGGCACTTTAGCCATGATGATGTTGTATAACCGATCCGTATGATTACTACGAATGCAATCGCTAACCTGCAACTCCCAGAGCAGCTGAACAGCCTCATTACGGTCATCATCTAGGGTCTGCGCATAACTGCCCATGCGACCCTCTTCCCACTTGCTTATCTGTGGAAGGTCGATCTCATCGCCTATGGTAACTACTTGGTCTGGCTTAAACTTGGTAATGAAAGAAGCAAGATTGCGGGTGGCAACCCTGTCATGGTAAGGGACTTGTAAATCCGAGACTACGACTATTCGCTTAATCTTCGTCCTCGTCCTCGTAATCCCCGAACCGCTCTGGCTCTATAGGGTCAGGCAAGATCCAAGCGGGATAAGAATCCACAACAGAAAGCATGTAAAGAGCGTGATCCTCATTAAATCCAGATTTACGCAACGACTTAAAATACTCATGCAACCCAATGCAGTAAGCATCGAGCTTAGAGTAGCCTTGATCCTCTAATGCTTTAGTCGCTCTTCTTGCCATAGCACAATGTTACCTGTCAAGCAGGATGTTATAGATCTCATCGACTCGCGTGTTGAGTCTTTTGATCTCATTGAGCAGATGCGTGATGACATAACCTGCTAGACCACCGAACACGCCAAGAGAGGCGATGTAGAAAGTAAAGAAGTCTGACTGTGTCACTTTTTAGGGCTCGCGTAACCGAATACACCTGACAACACAGCCCATAGGATAGCGCGATAGTCAAGGTCAAAGTTGCTAGATGCCCAAGCAGCTAGAAAGGCTCCAGCAGCAAGGATTGCAGGGTTCTTCATGTTCTTCATTATTCTCCGCCTAACATAGATACTTGATAAAACTCACCCAGTAAGTCAGCTTCTTTCTTAAAGCTAACATGCATGTGCTTAGTGTGCTTGTTCGCCCCTTTGTACGCCCGCCACTTCCAGTTAAGGATGCGCGAGCAGATTCGCCCATCGTAAATGATGTAACTAATACGCTTGTCTGCTTTTGACTTGGATAAGGTACGAAGCTGATCAGCAAGATCTCCCATGATGTCGGGCTTGCCACCCTTGAATAAGTCTTTGTCCACATCAATGGCACGAACCCAGCCCTGCTCATCTGGATTATGATCTGACTTGCGAGCAGCGTGTCTGGTATCACCGATCCAACCATCCGATGCGCGGTCACGATCTGGGAACGAGTCATCGATCTGCTCCCTTAATTGTGATGCAGCTTTAGATAGTTTCGGCTTCATTGATCACAATCGGTGTGGATTGTTCCGCTTGCTGCGCTTCATAGGTTGATTTCAGCATTGAGGTAAATTGCTCGTTGCCGTGGTCAATAATGGCGTAAGTCTCAGTTACTCCAAAAAACTCAATTTCGATAAACTCAACTTTATCCATTTTACAACTCCGCTGATATTCCAACATAGCCAGAGGCTGTGTTATTAGTAAGTAATCTATAAGGTCTGTACTGGGTAAGTCCGGATGCAACTACTGGTGCGATATTTACACCATTAGAATTTGATAGCACATTGGAAATTGTTGCTGAAGTTACTGCTGTTGTTGTGACTCCATCATCAACTGCTAAATTGGCAAAATCCAAAATAGATGGCGAAATTCGCATCGGGACGGGATTTTTTAGAAAAATATTTGTTGTGGTGGTATTGGATGCTGAACCAACACCAAAGACTGCATAAAGAGTTGTTGCATCGGATGATTGACGCCAGTAATATCTCTGACAAGCGGCTAATTCTGTCGCGATAGTTGGCTGATTGGTGCGGAAAGGTAGTGCCACGCTGCCCACATCTACCTGAACACCTGTCAGTTCATACCAGTCATTAGCCCCAGCAGTGCCAGTTGGCACAAAAGAAGCATAAACTGCAAATTCTGTCGCAGTAGAAGCAAGTGTTCCTGTAAAAGTAAAACGTTGCCAAGTAGTTGTTAAAGTTGCGGTTGAACTTATTGGATACGCTTCGCCTGTGTAGCCTGTAGTTCCACGATTTTGATCTGTACCTGTTCCGCTAATTAAAAGAACAGACAAAGCATTTGAAGCAGCAGAATAATTAGCACCAGCGCGAGCATAAAAAGAAAGAGTTACTGTTTTCCCAGCATAAGGAATAGCATTTATTGACTCAAGCGATTGAGTTAAATTTAATCCGCCTGTGCCAGTCTGACCTGAATTCCGCTGATAGCGCATCGCATATTGGATAAAAGGTAAGTTTGTTGTGTCGTTTGTTGCTTGGCGGCTAATAGTACAAGCCTGATTCGCACCTGTGCTTGTGTACCATCTATCGGCTACAAATCCACCAATACTT